ATCCCGTCGACAACTACGATGAGCAGGACATCCGCTCGCTCCAGACGCTGGCGCGCTACGCGCAAGGCGCAGACCGCGAGTGGCCTGCAGGCCAGGAGCCACCTGTCCCGACAGCCTATGACGTGAAGCGGGCGCTTGATCTCATCGTCCTGAAGCTGGCGCAGACCTACGAGGAGCCGTTCCGTCCGGGACAGCCTGACGTGGTGAATTACATCCTCGGTCGAAAGTCGGTCGGCAGAGCCATCGTCAAGCTGATGCTGCTCAAGCCGAGCATCGGGAAGCAAACACAGGGAACATAGACAATGGCAGGCCCCAGTCCCGCTACGACGGACAAGAAGTACATGGCCGAGTGCGACCTCCATACGCTCATCGAGGCGCAGCGCATCAAGAAGGATGGCAAGCGCTACAAGGCTGCCATGACCGCCCACGCCGAGCAGATGAAAACGCTGATGGCCGTCGAGGCTGAGAAGGGCGGCAAGAAGATGATGATGGGCGAGAAGAAGGCCTAACCTATCTCCACGGATCATTCGGACGAATGGCGGCTTGATGCCGCCTTTTTTATTGCAGCAACCAGGGAAGCGCATGACAATCGAACCAGACGAGAAGCCGACGTTCACGCAGGAGGACTTGGCCGAGATCGAGACGGAGGGCGAGGACGACGGCGTCGAAGCCGGGAAGGAAGGCGCAGAGCAGACTGGCGACGCTGCCGCGAAGGGCCAGGATGCCAAGACCGGCGATGAGAAGACAGGTGGCAAGACGCTCGCCGACGGCGCCGATGTGGAGGCCGATGACAAGGCCAAGACGAAAGCCGAGGATGACGCAGCCAACGCCAAGGCTGCCGATCGCCAGGCCCAGGCCAAGCAGCTCCGCGAGGCCCTCGCCAACCATTACGCAGCCGGCGACAAGAAGGCCTACGCCAAGGAGCTGAAGCGCCTGGAGCGCCTCGGCATTGAGCGGCCCGAGCAGGTTTACGGCCTCTACCGCGATCTCGACAACAAGCTCAACGGCGGCGGGCTCGTCAAGCTTCCAGGCAAGGATGCCAAGCCAGAGGATGTCGCCGAGTTCCACAAGGCCATCGGCGTCCCAGAGAAGCCGGAAGGCTACATCGAGCACATCAAGCTGGAGAACGGCGCCGTCATCGGCGAGGCCGACAAGCCGATCCTTAACAGCTTCACGGAGGCCCTGCACAAGGCCGGCGCCCCGCCATCGGCCGTGAACGCAGCCGCTAACTGGTACTACAAGCTCCAGGAGGAAGCGGCAGCGGCGCAGGACGATGATGACGACACTTTCAGGCGCGAAAGCGAGAAGGTGGTCAAGGAAGAGTTTGGGCCGGCGTTCAATCGCAAGGCCAACAACATCGCGAGCCTGTTCACGACCGCACCAGGCGGTGCCGATTCAAAGAACCCCAACTCTCTCTACAACCGTCTTGTGAACGGCCGCACCGCTGACGGCAAGCTGATCGGCAACGATCCCGACGTGATGCGATGGCTGATCGGCATGGCCGATGATGTCAACCCGATCCGTTCCGTGACTGAGGACGGCACCTCATCGGTCAAGAGCGTCGAGAAGGAGCTTGAGGAGCTCCAGGCGATGCGCCGGGCCGACAAGAAGAAATACTACAGCGACGCTGTGCAGGCCCGTGAGGCCGAACTGATGGCAGCGCGCGACAAGTTTCAGGCCCGGCAACGGGCTTGAAACTTATTTGTCAGACTTGACGCCCTTGCTCTTGTTGCTGAGATCAAGGGAAAGATTGACTATATCCTTGCCGTCGTCGGACAGATGCCAGTTTGGGCTAGCGGCAAGCCAGTCCTTCTGTTCTTGTGGCAGCGCTTGATACTCCGACCAAGACATATGCAGTTTGGCGTTCAGAGCAGTCTTCCACGTTTTGTCGCCCATTTAAGTCAGAACGTTGTTTTGTTGGTTTCCATTGGTCACTTTACCACGAGTGACGTTCGGCAGTCACGCCCGGTCAACCCGGTTTTCAACCGGCGCCGGACAAGACAGCCAATCCACCCCCGGACATCCCGTCCGGATTTCACCGTTCGTGATGCGCTCTTGGATGCGTGAGCGGCGCCTGCTCTTGCAGGTCAACCCGCGACTGCATCGGAAAGAGTCAACCGGAACGACGGCATCCCTCAACACGCTTAGAGGATGCCAAACACATGGCAGAGTCGGCACCCCAGAATCAATATCGGCAGCAGCTCATCGCCGAGTTTGAGGAGGGCATGTCATGGCTTCGTAGGACCACGGTCAACGAGGCTGTGATCAAGGGTAACGCCGCTATTTTCGCAGTTGGCGGTTCTGGCAACGCGACCGCTGTATCCCGCGGTATCAACGGTCTGATCCCCGCGCGTGCCAACAGCATCGCACAGAGTACCGCCACTCTCACAGAATGGCACGATTTAGTGAGGTCGACCCAATTCAACGTGTTCCAGTCTCAGGGCGACCTGAAGCGTCTCATGCAGGAGTCTACGCGCAAGGTTCTGAATCGCCGCATTGACGCCGACATCGTGGCGGCACTCAACACGGCAACCAACAACCTTGGCGCCGCCACCACCATGTCCCTATCGGTCGTCGCTCGGGCGCTTACCACGCTCGGCGAGAACGAGATTCCCGTCGAGGAAGAGGACAAGATGTGGGCGGTTGTAACGCCGGCCGTCCGCGGCTACCTGATGCAGCTCACCGAGTTTAACTCGGCTGACTACGTCGAGGTCAAGCCTCTGGCAGGGCCTGCGCTGCGCGTCAAGCGCTGGGCCGGGTTCAATTGGATCTTCCATCCGAACCTGACCGGCGTCGGGACCGCCTCGGAGAAGTGCTACTTCTTCCATCGTGACTCGATGGGGAGTGCGTTCGACTCCGGCGAGGGTCTCAGGACTGCGTTCGGCCACGATGACGAGCAGGACTACTGGTACTCCAGGGCCACCTCGTTCACCGGAGCCGTTCTCCTGCAGCAGTCCGGTATCGTGCAGTTCCTGCACGACGCGTCGGCCATCTAAGGGAGGCGTAGACCATGACGACCTACAGTAAGAACCGCATGAAGCTCGTTGCGCAGGGCATCGCTGGTGGCCGCATCTGGCACTACCACGATACCGGCGCACTGAACGAAGTTGCGGATACGGTCGGCTTCTTCGCCGACGCCTACAACATTGGAGTGCGGGAGGGCGATTTCCTGCTCATCCAGGCCAACAACGGGCAGACCACCAAGGTTGTGTCCGGTGCTGGCTTCGGGCTCATCACCGATACCGGCACGACCCAGGGCACCACCGGCCCGGCGACGCTTATCGGCGATACGGGCTGAGAACAGCGTTTGGGGCGGGCGGCTTCGGTCGCCCGTCCTTTTTTCTATCAACACACAACAAGGATCGATCAATGACAGAAGTTGCAGCGGCTCCGTCCAGGCCGGCCAAGGCTACCAAGCCAGCCACGCAGTCTGATGCCGTTTTGAGCGCCACCGCGCCTGTGCAGAAGCGTGAGCCGCCGAAGCCGTCGCTGAAACTTGGTGACTTCTCGGAGAGCCAGTATGCCTTCCTCGACGCGTCCGCCAAGATTCCGGCCGACATGCCGTTTGAGGAGGTGTTCCGCCCCGCCTTCTGGGGCAACGTGGTGCACCTCTTCAAGAAGGATGCCATCGGTGGGGGCGCTGATCGCGCTGGAGCCATCATCCATCTGCGCACCGAGGACCATTCCTTCTATGCCAGGCTCTACGTGCGTGCGGTCCTGGAGCGCGGTCTCCTCGTCCAGTGCGTCGGTCCAAGCATCGATCCCAGAACCGGCAAGGCTTGCCCTGTCGATCTGGCAACGGGTGGCCCGTGGACCGGTCCGACAGCGCTTGGCATCGACAACTTCGATCTGAGGTGGAACTCCACCAAGCGCGGCTTCGACATCGTGCGCAGGTCCGATCTGCAGGTCGTGGCCGACGGGCGCAACTTCCCCACGCGCGAGCTCGCCGTCGAGTGGATCGAGAAGACCGCCGGAGCGAACTGACGTGGCCACGACCAAACTCGCGCTGTGGAATGGCGCCCTCGTTGAACTCGGCATCGAGCGCTTGTCCGACACGGGCGATCCGGTGAAGCCTGCGCGCGAGTTAACGGCTGTGTACAGCCAAGTCGTCGGTGAGTGTGTTGCATCCGGGTCGTGGAATTTCGCGATGGCTGACGCCTCGATTACCGGCGACACAGGCATCATCACGGCTCCCATCGGCTATAGGTACGGCTTCACCAAGCCGACCGATTGGGTGCGCACGATTGCGGTATCGCTGGACGAGTTCTTCAGCGCGCCGCTTCTGCAATACTACGACGACGCCGGCATCTGGAAAGCGGATTCCACGCCGCTCTACGTGCGCTACGTGTCGAACGACACAGGGGTTGCGCTGAACCCGACCCAGTGGACGGCTCATTTCGCGAGGTTCGTGAGCTTGGAGTTGGCCGACCGGGTCTGCATGATCCTGACGCAGAACGCCACACTCAAGGAAAAGATCGAGGCGCTGCGGGACAAGGCGCGCAAGACCGCGAAGAACATCGACAGCATGGACGAAGCGCAGCCGAAGTTCCCGCCCCCGAACTCATGGACGGCGGCGCGCTGGGGCCGGCTTGGGCGCGGCGATCGCGGGTCGCGTGGAAGCCTGACGGGGTAATTGAATGGCTCGTGTCAACCCAGGGCTTTTGTCCTTCAACCGCGGGCTTATCTCCCCAAAGGCGCTCGCTCGCGTTGACCTCGACAGGGTCCGCCTGTCGGCGGAGGTCTATGAGAATTGGATTCCGAGCACCCAGGGAAGCATGTCCATCCGCCCTGGCACCCAGTATTTCGGCTCCTCCCTCAACGATACTGGTGCT